CCAGACGAAGGGGTTCGCAGGCGCGTGGGATAGCGGCGGCATCAAAGTTATCCTCGACAACACGACCATTCGTTTCGCGACCGATTGGGCCAACATTGTCCTGAAAAGTTTCGTCGCTGACATGGCGTCACAGGTCGCGAAGGTCGCGGAAGCGAAACTCGCAGCACAGAAAGCACAGACGCCCGCGACTGACGCGGTCGCAACCCAGACGGTCCCCGTTCCTTTGTCAGAAAAAGGACGCATCGTTCTGACAGATTAAGGAGTTATCATGGCAACACCCCCAATAAACGGCGGGTTCATCCAAGACCCCACCAACTCTTTTGTACAGTATAAAGATACTCACGGCAACTCTCTAATCTCTATCAACAGAGATGGCTCTGTCGCCGCTGGGACTTTCCAGTTGGTAGACGAAGCAGGGCTGGGTCTTTTGCTTCATCCAGCGGAGATTTTGTTCCCCGACGGCACGACCCAAAGCACGGCTGCGGTCGCCCCAGGCCCGGTAACTTCGATTCAAGCGGTCGCCATTAGCGCCGTACCACCCACCGTAGGTCAAGTGGTGACGGCAACTTCCGCAACCTCCGCTGATTGGGCAACCCCCGCTGGAGGACAGATTACTAAATCCCAGCGTGTAGCTGTCGGCGTAATCGCGTCGGCTACTCCCTCCGCTATCATTGCCATGCCTTGGACCGCACCCTTCGCTGATAACAACTACACAGTCGTTGGCAGCGTGGTAGTCGCAGAGACTCCGTCTGACGGGGCCGCGACCGCGATCTGTTGCATCGGCATGATCCAGTACCAAGCGGGTGGAGCAGGAATCAATTTCGTTGTGTGTAACGCCGACGGAGTGAGCCACAACGTGACTGCACAGTTTTACGCGGTCCACGACTAATTGGGAGGAGTATGTATAAGGCCATCCTTGAGAATATCATCGACAGATTGTATGTGGGTGACGAAGAGGCTGTGCCTGAAGCGAATCGTCGCGGATACTCAATCCTCGCTGCATGCAAAGACGGCTCCCCAGATTGTCATCGCGCTGTGCTCGGATACACGACGCTCGGCGCACCGAAGGATGCCAATTACTATTTCTATCGCTCTGACACGAAGCACATGGCGTTGAATCTCATCGACGTGGAAGACCCCGACATGATTCCTGCAGCGGCTGTCGACCCTGGACTTCGATTTCTCAAAGAGCGGTACGACGCTGGAGACAAAGTGCTCTCCCACTGCATTGCGGGTCACACGCGTGGTCCACTGATGATGCTCATGTTCCTAAGAACCATCGGGGAGATGGGCGACAGTTTCCTGGGCGCAGAGCGCAAGTTTCGCACTCTCTATTCCGAGTACGACCCAGGTAAGGGTATGCGGATGCACGCCCGAGAACGCTGGGCACGCCTTCCGAAGTTTTTCAAATAAGGAGCCTTATGGCGGGAGTCACGGATGTTATCAAGGACGCTGTAAAGCGAGCGACCGACGCGGTAAAATCGGGCAATGACGAGGCTACGGGTCTGAGTGGCGAGATGAAATCCACGGGCGAGAGTTATCGCCAAGGCACCAATGCTCTGAAGGGCGATCCTGTTGCTGCGCCCAGCGCGCCGCGCACAGGTGCGGGAGTCGGCGGAACCGCGAAGCCTTACGGCTCGCAGGGCAAAGAGAAAAGAATTGACACGACAGAGATGCAGCACCAACTCGGGACTGTGTACGACAAAGGGGGCATCGTTGGCGGCACTAATCTTCCTGTGAAGGCGAAAGTCAAAGAGCCCGTGAAGCAGGCTCCTATCGTCATGAAAGTGGACACGGGGAAACCCGCATCCTCTCTGCCGCCCTTGACGCCCGACATAAAACCCACTCCGACTGCTCCGCTGGTTTACGACAAAGGCGGAAAGGTCAATATTCACGACGGCAAACACCAACTCGCTATCTTGAAAGAGGGCGAACGGGTTCTAACCCCAGAACAGACGAAAGTTTACGACAAAGGCGGAAAAGTTATGGCAACACCCTACGACATGGTTTCAGGCGGAAAGACGCCCAAGAAAGAAATTAAAGAGATGGTGCATTCCAAGACGCACAACGGAAAGCACGTCATCACCCACAAGCATCACTCTCCCGTTCATCACCCAGACGAGACTCACATGTTCAACAATCTGGACGAGGCGAAGGACCACATGGATCAGCACGCAGGAGATGAGCCCGCTGAAGGCGCGGCTCCGATGACAGCCGCACCGTCACCGATGGCTCCCGCCGCTGGAGCCCCTGTCGCTGCTGGCGCACCGCCCGCAGGAATGTAAAAGTTTGCTACCAGCCTAATTAACTGGTGGCGGGCGAGGCTATCCCCTCGCCCAATTCTCGGATAGGAGAACAGTATGCCCTTTAAAGATCGCACTAAACGGAACGAGTATCTTCGGCAATGGCGAAAGGATAACCCCGAGAGTCATTGGAACAGTTGGTTGAAGCACTCGTATGGCATGACGTGGAGTGAGTTTCAAGCAATATCCCGTCAACAAAGCGGAGTGTGTGCGATTAGTGGATTGCCGCCCAAGGCCCCACGCAAACGGCTCTCCGTAGATCATAGTCACTTGTCTGGACAGAATCGCGGATTACTCAATCAGGATATAAACTTTGCGATTGGTTTATTTCAGGAGAATCCTGAATGGTTGAGAAAAGCTGCCGATTACATCGAGTATTGGAGGGGGCGTGAAAGTCGAACAACTCCAGGAGTGGTTCCAGACGCATTTGCAGGACAAGAATTACCAGTATCGGGCCAGTACTCTAACCCAGATTGAAAAAATGGCCCAGGATAGCGCCCAGCGACTGACGGTTGCACAACAGGAGAAGTTAGCGAAAAGTTGCAAGCAGTATGGGTTGGATGACGGCGCGGCGGTCGCTCGCTATCGTTTCCTCGCCCAGACTAATCTCTTCGCGCTGTGTAAATTGCTCGAAACTTACAGCGATATGTCTGACCAAGAGTATGTTTGGACAGACGGGACGACTCACACAATCCATGAGTCTATCTGCAATTCGTTTTTTGTACGAAAGGACCCCACCCAGAAAACTTTCAAGGGGTTCGCAACATCGTACATCGAGCAGAAAGAACGTCTCCTTCTCGTGCCCCGTGGCGGGTTTAAGAGTTCTATGGATATGGCCGATTGTGTCCAGTACATAATCTGCTGGCCTGAAGTAACAATTTTGGTGTTGACGGGCGTTCTCGCCTTGGCAAATGATTTTGTGGGCGAGATAAAAGGCCATTTCACGCTAGAAGAAGGCACGGCGAAAGATTTTCACCCCCGGACAATGTCTGACGGTCTGCCGAGTTTATTCCAAGTGTTGTTTCCTGAACACTGCATTCCTACTGATGACGGGAGACAGTCGGAATACCAGACGCCTGCGGTTTCGATAGTTCTGAAAGAACCAACGGTCTTTGCTGCTTCTATTGAACAGAACTTGACTGGTTGGCATGTGGGCGTGTTGAAATTAGACGACGTAGTTACAAACGAGAACTCTCAGACTGTTGATCGGATGAAGAACATCAACAAGCAGGTTTCGATCAACCAAGCCATGTTGCACCCTTATGGATTTTATGACCTGATTGGAACTTGGTATGATGTGGAAGATGTGTACGGACAGGTCATACGAAATTCTAAGAAGTACGCGGAGGATGGCGAAGAATTTCCTACGAAGATTTATATACGGGCCGCGTGGTGGCCAACTGCGGAGGCACAGAAATTCGGCAAGATTTCTGATGAGATGACCGAGCACGATTACGGGTACTGGTTTAATGTGCCCGCTAATCCCCATTCGCTGAACTTCCAGTTTCTTAACACGAAGCGGCGTAACGATCCCTATTTTGCCATTAAGTACCTTAACGATCCCACCCAGATGCACGTCATCAAGTTCCCTCGGGAACTACTGATTCGTCGCACCTGTAATGCGGTCGAACTTCCCGGAACGGGGATGATTGTCACCTGTGTGGACACGGCTTACTCTACGAAGAGTTGGGCGGACTACACGGTTATCATCACCGCGCTCATCTACGGCGGGCGATTCTACATCATAGACATGAAACGAGGCAAGTTCAACGAATACGAACTGCCCGCGATGATCGCCGCGACCGCACTCCAATGGCGTCCGAAACGCATCTGCATTGAGGACACAGGCAAAGCCGAGAAGTACGTCCAACGCGAAGTTTATCGCGAGATGGACAAATTGAAAGTTCGCGTTCCGATTGAGATGGTCCCGCTCGGGCAAGGCAGTAAGTTGAACTCGAAGAAAGTCAAGGCGGGTCCGGTACTCCGACTTCTGGGCGACGACAGGATGCGGTTCATCAACACCTGTCCGAGTCTAGAAGAGTTGTACGACGAACTGTCCAAGTTCGGGACGGCGGCGGGTACACACGATGACATCGTGGACGCGCTGGCACTCCTAGTCCAACAATTCGGGGCATATGCAGACATTGAAGGCAAGATGACGATGTCATCTCCAGGGTACGTGTCCGACCCGAAGATGAAGTCCTTCTACGACCAGACGTACGGCGATGGCAAGTATTCGAAGTACAACGCGCTCAACGCCGCGCTGGAGTTCCCTGACATGGCTCAAGAACAATTGGAGCAGCAGGCTGCCGAAGAAGCATACGCGGCAACGCAAGACCCTCTCGGTGAGTTGTTTAGTTAAAGGAGAATTTATGGCTGGAGCAATGAGTGGTGCGAAGTTGATGGGCTTGTCTCTGAAGAGAAAGAATAGTAATTGGGTGGAGGCAACAGGTTGTCCGGGAACGATTGCTGGCAAGGCGGGTTTCAATTCGCCGGGCACGAAGCGCGCGGGCAGCACCTACGACATGTACACAGGTCAGATGGGCTACGACGGGAAGAGCCCGTCGATGGGTAAGAAGTAAGTTTGAAGGTGAAGAGGAAAATATGTCAGAACCTACAGTTGGCGTTGGCATAGTTTCCGACGGCAATCCGAACGCGATGATGACGGCGCAAAGTTTTACGGCGGACGGAGAGACTAAGACCGTCGACGTTGACCTTGCGCTGGTAGTGCAGTCCGCCGCAATGGCAAAGGCTTTCATAGCCAACAAGCAGTGGACGCTTTTGTGGCGCGACGCTGACCTTCTGTATCAATCGCCCCGTCCGATGTCTGTGTACGAAAACACGTACATCCTAGAGCCCAATGTTCAGCGGTTCACGGTTGCGAAGGTCTGCAACTCAGTCGTGCCGCAACTCTACAAGGGCCTGTTCTACGACGACCCGCCGATGTTGATCCGCCCGCGTCCTGGCACAAGCCAGAAGGTCATTGATGCGAAAACAGCGATGTTCTCGTTTATCATGGACCAGTGCGCGTTCAAGACCCAGACTAAGTGGGGCCTTGAGCAGATGGCTCATCTCGGCACAAGCATTTTCAAGTGGGGCTACGATTGGAAAGAAATCGTGTCCTACAAGCGTAAGGCTACCACGCTGCAAATCCCTCACGGGGATGCGGCTACAGTCGGAGCCACGACAATATTACCCACCGACGCTCCCCCTGACATTACTCAGGACAAGCGAACTATTCCGATTCCGTTCTTTGAGTGGCGTCCGCTGGACAAGGTCCTAGTCGATCCACAGTTGAGCGTGAGCGATATTCGTAAGGCTGGCTGGGTGGTCGATGTCCGTTACATGGACTGGTATCAACTCAATGATCTGCGCCTCGCAATCGTGCAAGCTATCGCCGATGGCGAGACGGGCGAAGCGATGGACGGGTGGAGACTTCCAACCCTCGACCAGATGAACGCGATCTGGAACAATCCCCCGAGGGCGCAAACTCTGGAGACAGAGCAAGCAACTTATATGGAGGGTGTTGTTCATCACGC